GCATAGGTGCCTGCTGGCATAGCGTACAGATACCAGTTTCTCGGAGTCCAACTTGTCATATCGGCGCTGTCGATAGCATAGGTGCCTGCTGGCATAGAGTACAGCCGCCAGTATGTCGGAGTCCAACTTGTCATATCGGCGCTGAGCACAGTTGACGTCACCGCCGAACCAAGCGAGTAGAATGCGAAATACACAATAGCGCTATCCCTCAAATCAGCACTATCGAATCCGCTTAGTTTCGAGTTGTGCAGACTGATCTGCACAATATCCCGCGCATTGGTGACGGTGATTGCATACGTCCCAGCGTCTGTATAGGTGTGCGATTGTGCCGTCTCGTCGCCAGCTGTGATCGCTGTAGTCGCACCATCCCCCCATGCAACTGTCAGCGTTTTACCAGTTGCCGGAGTCATACGATCTAGCGTTACGGCTTGGCTTGCGCCCGTTGTGGTGGCGGTAAGGTGAAGCGCGGGAATAGCAGCCCCGCTACCCATCGCCGCCACCATCATCGGCAATCGTCGCCGTCCTAGCATCGTCGCCCTCCTAGAAGCCCGCTTCTGAGATAGCAACTACGCCGCAGCATACGAGATCCAGTCTCCGGCTGTGCCGTTGAGATAGGCATCCTCAAGATCCTCCGGGAAAAATAACCGCGTCTCGCCGGCCGGCACGACAACCCCGTTCCCTGTGCCGTCGACCGTGTTGGTCACAGCACTCCCGCCGATCGTGACGGCGGCATCGTTCGATGAGCTTGCCCATACCAGCACAGATGCACCAGGAAGCAACTTCGAGGTCGCCGAGAATTTCACGGCGGTCCCGGTCTCCGCAACTGTCACCTGCCCCTGAATTGGGGCCCCTTCCGGCAGAGCCATCCCGCCCACCGAGATCACCTCAGCATGTGAGGTGTCCCCCATATCGCGATAGCGCTTCTTGATCGTCCCGAAAATCGTCCTGAGTACGTCAGCCATTCCTATACCTCCCGTCCCTTTGTATGCTGAACACGTCGTTCCTTGTCCTGCGGCTTCTGCTTCTGCTTCGCGTCAGGGGCCGCGTTGCCCTTCGTCTCAGTCTCTGGAGACTCAAGACGTTTGACTCTCGCCTTCTGACATATCACCTGTGCCGTCCCCGCTCCGCATACATCTCCCGCACCTTCTCCTCATCCCCCGGTGCACACTTCACACTCCGCCCCGGCGCGATCTCCACCGTCACCAACCGGCTCCCCCGCCTACTTCCTCGCCCGTTCCGCTTGGAGCGGGCCGGTATAACTGCTCGCGTCCACACCTGCGGCAACGGACACAGCCGCGGCTTGACCCTGTATGCAGCCCGCGCAAACGACAACTGCCGATCGGCAACATCCCCGCGTTCGTCCCTGTAATGATCGACCAGCGCCTGGCCCTCCTCAGAGCTGCGCACAAACAGCAGCCCCGGCTCATACACCGGCAGTCGCAGATCCCGCACCACCGCCTCTGTGTATTTCTGCTCCGTCGCCGTCCCCACATCCGCCAACAGCAGTCCCGGCTTCCCCAGCGGGCACAGCGCGTCCCAGCGCTCCAACAGCGCAAACCCGGTGGACAGCCTGTCCCACGGAATCCGGACCCCGTCCACCAACACATTCTTCGTGTAGGGGAGCGGCCCCCGCGCCTGCACTGTCACCGGCACGCCCTCAGCTGCAGCGCGCCGCTCAATATCCGCGTTCTCCGTCCGCAACACGATTCCCTGGGTCATAGGCCCGCCTTTTGTAGCGTCACGCTGAAACTGCTGCGCCCGCTGTTGACCGCTACCTCGCCGATAATGCTCCACTTGTACGGCGTGTAGAACCCATACTGCTGTCCAAGCGGCGTCTCAGGGTCAAAATACTCAAACACCCGCTCCGAAAACGACCACCGGTGCGTGGGGTCCTGCGCGCTCACCACGTGATTCCACAGCGGCAGCTTCACAAACAGCGAGCCGCCCGGCGCCATGATCCGCCAGCACTCATTCAGGCTCTCGACGAGGCTCAGCCGCAGATGCTCCAAAACTGCCTTAGCGACAATCCGAGATGCGCACGCGTTGGGCCAGGGCCACGGCAGCATGTCAAGATTCCAGATCACGTCGACATGTGGCGCGTGCTTCACCACATCGTGATTGATAAACCCGTCTTCCGGCGTATTCCCGCACCCCAGGTTGATCATAATTGGCTCAGCCAATGTGTTCCCCCTTGCGCCGATAGAATCCGGCCATCCCGATCCCGTTGGTATCCGCGATCATCACATCCGGATCCCTAAGCAACGCCGCTGCCATCTCATGGACTGCCGTCACCACCGGCATTGACCCGCCCCGTGTATAGTCGTGGAATAGGATCAGCCCGCCGGCAGCTAAATGATTGAACCACGGCACATCCCGGTTCGCGTGCCGGTGATCGCCATCCACAAAGACCACGTCCAGCTCTGGCCCTGCGTAACTCCCCAAAATATCCCAACTTATCCCAAGTTGCACCCGCACATGGGGGTAGGGGAGCAGGTTCTCAATCGCCGTCGGGATCTCGCGCGCCGCCGAGTTCAGCGTCACGATCCGCGCATCCGGCGCCGCCTGCGCCATGATCGCCGCGCTATAGCCTGCCAGTGTCCCGATCTCCAATACGTGGGCCTCGGTCCCTGCATACGCGTGCACCAGCTCGAACAGCGCGGCGGCCTGATACCCCTCCAGCTGCGCATAAATCCGGGCCGCCTTCGTCAGTGCCGCCAACGACTCCGGGCAGCGGTATGCGATGGCCTTCATCCACTCACGCGGGCTCGCATGGTTCATCCCGACCTCCGCCGCTTCTCGAACCGCTCAGTTGCTGCCCATGCCTCAGGCTCGTCGAGCCGGCTCCGGATCTGCCCCGTCCACCGCCGCGCCTCACCCGGGAAGTGCAGCAACCCCGCCGTAGCCTGTTCCGGCTGGAACTTCGGGAACGTGTTCCATTCGTTCCCCAATAACAACAGCCGCAGCGGATGCGTGTACAGCGCCCGCACCAGCGCGCCCTGATCTCGCTGTGCCCACCGCTCCCACTCCCGGCGCCATGCAAGGAAAAAGGCCGCGGTCGCTTCACATCTCCGAAACGCCCACGCGCCGCCGTTCAACTGCAGCACGTCCCACGTCCCCGTGATCTGCACCGTGGCCAGGGCCTCCTGGCTGTGCACCTTGTGTCGAATGTGCCCCAGCACATCATTCGGATAGATGTCTTTACAGATCGCCAGCTCCCATCCATCCTCGACCCACTCAAAATACTGCAAGATCGGCGCCACCACCTCAGTGTCGGCATCCAGATAGAGCACCGTCTCCCACTCCGCCGGCGAATTCTCATAGGCCATCAGCTTGGCCCGCCGGCCGCCGATGTCAGAATCCTCGCCTTCGACGAACACATCCTCAAGCGGTGCGTCAGTCGTCCCAATAGGAGTTGCCGCACACAGACAGATCGGCACATCGGGCATAAACGCCTTCGCGCTCGCCATCATCCGCCGGCAACTCTCCCGAGCCGGCTCCCCGAACGCCACACAATAAATACCCCGCGTGCTCCCAGTTCCCCGTTCTACCGGCTCCCTGACCTCCACATCTGAAAGGACCGCGGGCATCTTGCCCGCTCCCCTCTCCGCCTCTCCAACGTTCGAACCCTTCAACGTGGAACTTGTAACCAGCACCGTCCCTATCCCTCCGTCTATTCGCTCATTCGCTTGCTCGCCCACTCGCTCCATCGCCTCTGCGTGCCCCTCGCACCACGCCTCGATCGTATACGGCTCCGTCACCGCCCGCAGCGCCTCCGGATCCACACCCCCACGCTCCTCCACCGCATACGTCAACGCTCCCATCAGCGACACAGCATTCCCGCGCTCATAACGCACAATCCCCGGCGTATCCGGCAACTCATCCAACAACTCATCCAACAACCCCACGCCCCGTGGAATCACCACACTCACCCCGCAGCTCAGCGCCTCCAACGGCGGCATCGGCACGCCCTCAACCAGCGCCGTACACACCAACACATCCAGCCCCTGATAAAAATCGGGCATCTCTGCCCAGCTATAAGACCGCGTCGGCACAGGCCAACCCCTGCCCGAAGCCCGCCACTCCACCCGCTTCCCCACATCCGTCTGGACCAAGTCCCTCGCCAGATCCTCACCCTTCCGCCCATTCGAGTACGTGAACCCGGAGAACCCCGCCACCAACGCTCCCCGTCCGGACCTTTCCGCGATCACGAACCGCTCACGCTCCACCGGCGGTCGCACCTGCACCGTCGGCCCGTACCCCTCCAACATCTCCGCATACATCAGCGCCGTGGCCACCCGCAACTGCACCCGCTCCGCCGTCCCATCGAACAACCGCGCCTTCGCCGGCGTCGCCTCCTCCCGGTGCGTGAAGTACGCCGCCACCGGCCCCGCCGGCCACGGCGTGCATACCTGCGCCTCGAAATACCCGGCCAGATACGTCACATCGTGCCCCGGTTCAGGCGTGCGGGTCAACGTCCATCCCAGACGATCGGCCAAATACCGCGCGAAACGCGGAATCACCCGATCAGCATCCATATTCCGGCATACAACGTTGACCCGCATCTTATCTCCCTGCTGTCAGCCCTCAGCGATCAGCGCACACTCTGCATTCGCTGATTCGCTCATTCGCTGATTCGCTTAAGTTCCGCTCTCCATCTCGATCTCACAGAACGCGGTCGGTCGGATCACACCGAATGCCGCCCGCATCTCTGCCAGGATCGCCACCATGTTGCGGATGAAGAAATCGCTGTGGCTGTCGCTCACCTGGATACTGGCCTGCTCGCGATTCCACAAAACCGCCTTGCGGAAGTCGCCCATCAGCCCGGTCCCCTCGTCGATCGCTTCGCTCTCCACCACCGGCACGCGCCACACCGTCCCGACCCCGCCCTGGGCAGGCCCGCCGAAGTAAAAGCGTCCGGAATCGTCGGTCAGCAGATCCAGCGTCTCGGCATCGTTCGGATGCACTACGATCGCGCTCGGCCGGGAACGTCCCGTGGTCGAGATCGCCGTGCGGGCCTTGCGGATCGTGGTCAGCAGATCCGTGTCCCACGCCTGCGTCTGAATGCCTGCGGTCTCCAAGATCCCGGTGAAGTTCTCGCCGGTCCCCGCGCCGTTGAGCAACTGATCCTCCATCTCCTCGGCCAGATCATCCTGCAGCTCCTGGTCGATGATCCCGCGGATCTGGGCAGCATCGCTCAGCGCGCGCTTTGTCGCCGGGACCCATACCGCGATCGTCTTCACGGCCTCAGTCACCTGCTCGAACGCGATCGCGCCTTCGGGCTTCTTCCCCTCGACCTCGCCCGTTCCGGCGGCATAGGTCGTCACGTTCGCCTCGGCCACCGGCGCAGCCTCCTGTACTTTGGTCGTCTGTCGCACGAACTGCACCAGGTCGCTGCCGGTCACGCGCTGTGCCACCAGCCCCATCACGTTCCTGGGGTAGCGCCCCAGCGGCTCGTAGATCCCGGTATAGTCGGTCTCCACGAATGCCCCCGCGCTTGTGGCCGAATCTCCTGTCACCAGCGTCTTCAAGCTCTTGAACAACACCGGCGGGGAATTAATGCCCTTCATGCTGTCCGGGACCTGCCCACTCGGGGCGATCCGCCTCAGCCAGTCCTTAAACTCCGGGCTTTCGACGAACCGATTGCCCAGGGTGCCCTTTGCTCCTGACGTACCGGCCGGCGGCTTTCCCGCGGCGGCGTCCGGAACCTCGAAGTCCAGCAGGGCCGCCTTGAGGGCCTCATCGTCGTCAGCCTGCTTGATCTGGGTCTTCAGCTCCGCGGCTTCGGCCATATACCCCTGGACCTTCTTCCGCTCGTCTGCCGTGAAGTCGCGCCCTTCCTTCTCTGCCTGCTCGCAGATAGTGCGCGCATCCAGCAGCGCCTTACGTAGTTTGACTTTTAGGTTCATCTCTCTCACTCCTCAAAAAGGTTGATGTCAATCTGTGTAATCACTACACTGGGTAGTGGTCCGCTCGGCGCTGCGTTCCCGGCTGCCGTGCCGGCGTCGCCCTGGCCATCGTTCCCCTCACCAGCGTCATCCGGCTCAGCGTCCTTTTGCTGAGCCTTGATCCCTGTCGTCTGCGTCCCGATCCCGGCCCCCAAAAACACTGGGCTCACCTCGTGCACGTCCAATCCCTCCAGGAACCGCACGTCGCGCTCGTCGAACATACCGAACGACTCCTTGAGGATGTCGAACCCATACGACCACTCCTGCAGCTCACCCAAAGCCTTCACGGTCTCATAGGTCTGCTTGCCGCCCTCCGTGTTGAGGAAAAACGCGCCATCCACCCACGCTCGCTCCTCATCCGCGTGAATCACGCCCTTCCCGACGGGCAGATCGTGCCATCGGTGCCCCCAATACGCGATGCGCACCGCCTGGCCATCCTTAAACGCCCCCGGCAGCGTCACATCCCCATCATGATCCCGCACATTCAGCGTCGAGAACGTCGCCGTAAACTCCCCGGCCTCGCCCTCCGCCTTCACCGTCATCGGCGCCCTAAATGTCTTGGTTTTCATCAGCTCGTCACCTCCAACGCCTCAACGACCTCATTGACCACCGCCAAAGGATCGCGCAACATCGCCCCGCTATAATGCAGCACCCGCCATCCCAGCACCGCCGCCGCGTTCAGCTTCTCCCGATCGCCGTCCCGCGCGTGCCGGCCCCCATTGGCCGTCCACTGCCCGCCGTCAATCTCCACGGCGACCATCCGCTCAGGGAACGCGAAATCAAAGCGCCATTTCCGTCCCTCACAAAACACATACTCAGGCACACACGCCACGCCCTCCGGCCCCAACGATCGCCACGCCACGGCAAACTTTGCCTCCAGCGCGCTTGTGCTCATTGCCCAAACACCACGCTGCACTCGCAGTTCGCGTTATCGTCCGCCGTGCCCCGTGGATCTCCCGGCCAGCGCAGCCCATTGGGGAAGTTCTCCCGAATCCCCACACTCACCCCATTCAGCGCAGCGTGATCCGGTCGCGGATTCGTCGAATTTACCCGCCACGTTTTCTGACGCAGCCCCCCCGCGCGTGCCGCATCCTGGCTCCCAAAATTCGCCAGTGACGTCACCCGCGAGGTCGCGATCTGGCTCGCCCTGCCGGCCATCGCCAGCTCAAACACCCTGGCCAGCGCGCTTTCCGGTTCATCCTGCAACAGCGCCGCCTCGACCTCTGCCAACGTCGTCGCATTCACATACTCAGCCCCGATGCGCGCATTCTCCTGCAACCATGGCAGCATCTGCTCGTCATCGAACTCAACATCCAACTGCCCGGCCACAAACTGGGCCCACGCTGAAGCCGTCGCCAGCCCCAGCTTCAGGAAATCCCCCGTCAACTCCGTATTCCATCTGTCGCGGTCCCACAACACCGCGATGTCCGGAATCTCCTTCGTCTCAGCCCTGCCGGCATCCTTCAGCTTCCCCTCAACAGCCGCGCGCTGCCTGTCAAACGTCCGCACCATCAGCCGCGCCCACTTCTCCTGATACCGCGTCCTCAACCCCGGCTGCGTAGGATCCACAACCACCGCCTCACTCTTGTGAATCGTGAATCGTGAATCGTCATCGTCTTTCTGAAGACGCGCTTTCTGAAGACGCGCCTTCGGCGCACTATCCAACGCACTCGCCTGTCCCCCCACCAACACATTCAGCGGCGTCACCAGCTCATCCGCATCCCCATCCAAACTCGGCATATTGAACCGTGCCCGCGCCTCATTCGCCGTCATCCACGGTCGACCGACCGCCCCCTGCATCGCCGCAGTCTGCTCCTCAAACGACCCCTGCAGCTTCTCCGCGATATTGAACTCCACATACACCCCATCGGTGTCCTCAAAATCCGGCAGCAACTGCAGCTCGATATCCTGCTCGAACATCGCCAGCCATGGGCCCAAAGAGTCCTGATACAGGTTCTTGTGCTGCTCCTTGATGTTGGAGTTGTGAACGATCACGCCGGCGGCGATGAAACTGTGAGTGCCCTCAACCTCGATATCGTAGATTGGCTCGGCAGGTAGCTCCTCTATCTGGACCACGCGCGAGTAGGCGCATCCTTGCGGTGGATCAGAACGCCGACCTTTTGCGAATGGGTAATCTTTCCCCTTTTTGTCCCATGCCTTTCCCTTGTCCAGACGCTCCTGGTGGCGCGGGTTGTGCGACCCGATCAGCCGGTTGGCAGCCGGATCAGAGCAGGTAATCGCCCACTGATCAACGTCGCCAATGTCGCCCGTCGGAAGCGTTGTTTGCCCAACCCGGTGGTAGGCATTGTTGACAGGTATTCCCAAACTCATGCACAGGTGGCGAATGTCCTCGATAAGGGCGCGATTGCAGGAGGAATAGGTGATCTTGCCGCGCTTATCTACCGACCCATCCGAGTCGAGATACCCCCGCAGTAACGCCAACCTCTCCGCACGAGTCGCACCAAAAACCCATCCCGGTACGCGCTTGGTGTGTGCCGTCCCAGACAATCCAAGCTCCGTCAGTTCTTCTGCCACAACCACGGAGACGAAGCGTGTCTGGCGATCCCCTTCCACCAGCGTTACCGGCTGAGTCTGCAAGCCTTCTCTGCTGGTGCCGTTTCCACTCCTGCCAAACGACTCAAACTCACTGCGCATGACGCGCCGGTAATGATCCATATATGGCGCGTTGTTTGCTCGCGCGATGGAAACGCTTCCCCGGTCCGGATAAACGTTGCCGTCACCCAGTAGCAGACCGTAGAACTCCATACGTGATAGCGACTGCTGCTGTGAGCCCTCCGGAAGTTTACTCAGCACAACCAGAATATCGCCCCGCTCAATCTCCCCCGCCGGTACGTACACGTGACGCGCCTCATAATGCCAGCGCGACTGTCCGGCCCGCGTCTTTGCATCGGCGCCGGGATCAGGGACGCCCTCAAACCTCACCAGGCGGCGCACTAGAACCGGGTGAGTTGGGTTAGCCTCAAGCGTTCGATTCTGCGTCCTAATGCGCAGGATCGGATCAATCCCCGTTTTCCCCGACCGCGTGACGGGTCTCAGGACAAACCGATCACCGTCATGGCTCCACACCTTGTCGCCAACCTTGATCTCAGAAATCGGGCGTGGCCCTTCTGCCGTGAATACAGGGACATGCGCTGGAAGACAAAACGTGGCGTGATCCAGAATCCCCACCATCGGCAGCGGGATGTGATACGCCCGCGCGCACTCCTCCCGCGTCAGTTTCCGCCCCCCCAGGTACTCGGACTCCTGCGCGTTGAACGTGCCCTCTTTCCACGTCATGCCCTCCTCAAGGATCGCGGTCTTGCCCGAGTTATCCCCGCCGCTGTACAGCGCCTCGAACTCAGCCTTGAACCGCGCCCTGGCTCCCGGACTCCACTCCGGAGCGCCCGGAGGACGCTCGATGATCCCTGCCTGACGGGCCGCGTTCTGCCAGAAGTGCTCGCGATAATCCCCCATCGCGTGCTCCTCAGCCAATACCCGCCGCAGCGTCTCCAACGGTGACAGCCCTGTCGTCGCGCTCTCCGCGTTATACCCACGGAAGTGCACCACTTGCTCCGGCGCGTACTCCAGCCGCCGCGTGCCGATCGTTACCACATACTGCGTCGGCATCAGACCGCCCTTCACCTCCACATAGGGTGGGGGCACCCGCATCAGCGCCAGATTGTCACCGGTCGGGACCTTCAACCAGTACGCGTTAAAATAGACGCCCATATCCGCGACCAGGCTCTCGATTAGCCGGTAGCGCGTCACCTTGAACTGTGCCGGCATCGGCATCCCCAGCACCTGTGCCAGCGGGTGATCCCGCAGCCGCACCCGATCCGTCTCGCTCACCCGGCGGAACACGTGCAACCCCAGCTGTGCGATGTTCCTGGCCAGGAAGTCAACGCACGTGCGCACATTCGGCTGCTGCCGGTACAGCGTGGCATAGTCGTAGCTATACTGGTCATACATCCGCACCCCGGAGTAGACCCCCGACGGGTACCACCCAGGATCAAGATCCGCCAGTACACCAACGCTTTGAATTACCGGCATACCTCAGCTCCTAGACCAATACCTGCATAAAATCGACGTTCTCACGCGCGATCACCACCTCACCGTCGATAGCAGCAGTCTCACCGCGGGGCTTTAACAGCTCCGCATTCCTCAATACCACATATCCTGCGCGCTTGCGCCACAATACCCCACGGAATGCCCGGTCCGTCTTCGTGTTCACAATCACCCTCCGTAGGGTGGGGTAGCGTTGAAATATTCTCACGTTCTAGGTATCCCTCTGTTGAATCGTGAATTGTGAATCGTGATTTTCACTTCCATCACTGCCTCCGCTAACTTGCGAAAAGTCCGCGCGTCTCATAGATCGACTTCTTCGGCGGCTCGTGTCGCGTCGCCCGATCCAGCCCCATAATCAACGCCACCATCCCGTCGATCCGCTCGATGGACTTCTCCTTGTCGGGCTTGATGTTGCCGGCAGGATCCTCACGCGCGACCAAATTGTCGGCCATCCACGTCAGCACCGGATTGTTACCATGGGCCAACTGGTGACCCAGGATCAACTTCTCCAACTCCTTCATCGGCGGTGACATCGACTGAAACCCCTGGCCAAATTGCACCATGAACTCATCCCCGCCCATCTCCATCAACTGCGACTGGATATGCGCCGCGCCCCACCGGTCAAACGCGATCTGCTGCAGGTCGAATGTCTCGCGATCCTCGCCCACCTGGCTGAGCACAAAGTCGTAGTCGATCACGTTCCCCGGCGTCGCCGTGATAAAGCCCTGACGCACCCACACGTCATAGGGAACCCGATCGCGCCGTACCCGCTCGTGCATCGAATCCTCAGGGATAAAGAACCGGCACAGCACCTGGTAGGCGTCTCCGTCTGCCTGCGGGGGGAACACCATCACAAACGCCGTCACATCCGTCGTGCTCGACAGGTCCAACCCGCCATAGCACGTCCGCCCGCGCAGCCCCAACTCGTCAACCGCCGTCCCACACGCCGTCCAGTGATGCAGATTGATCCACTTCGTCTCCGAGTGCGTCCAAATATCCAATTCCAGCCGCTGGAACGCGTTCAGCGCTGCCGGCATCTCCTTCGCGCGGAGTGCCTTGCGCTGCATATCGTCCAGCTTCTTGCAC